GTTTCACATAGATGGAGATTTAGACAACTGTAGAATAACAAATCTTAAAACAGTATGCGCTAATTGTCAACGCATACTGCACGGTCTTAACTTACCGTGGAGACAGGGAGATTTATCACCTGATTTTTAATAAACGAAAACAGTTCGTCGATAGTACCGTCATTAGGAATTGTAACATCAATATTGCCACCTACCCATGCTGTTTCACTAGCATGAATACCTAGTTGTTCGAGCCGTCTACGGCCTATACTCCATCCAATTGTTTGAGGGCCGGAATTAGCATTTACCGCATCTTGATACCAATCAGGATCATTTCCTCGAGTTACCCTAATAACTTTGCCACCTGCATTATGAATGGCTTTAATTTCATTAGGGAAACGCACATCACTAATAACGATATTATCGGTAGTTTTACGCATTTTGTTTTCTACACTGGCAATCCAGATATCATCATGGAAGCCTTGGCGACATACTTCTGTACCCCAATATTGTAGTACCCATCGAGGTGTAAGTTTAGGCATGTTCAAGCGCTCTGCCCACCACGGATCTACTTGCTCTCGCCATTCACGTGCTTCTTTGGTACGACCTTCTAGCAAGGTACGATCCCATCCAAACACGTTTGCTACTGCATCTTTGAGTGTGTTGGCAAAACTGTCTCTACGGAATCCGTGAAAATTTACCAAATAATCTGCGGCAGTATCTTTGCCTGAACCAATAAAACCAACGAATCCGATAATCATAGCATCTCCTGGGATACTATAATTTACTATAATTCTATATAATTGTCAATAGTTTTTTAGCCAACTACAAAAGTAAGTGGTTTACCACCGTCTTTGTAATTAATTAGATCGAGTTCTAATTGTTCAATCTCAGCCTTGCCTTCAGCTTTTAGTGCAGTACCGTTAAGGGTTGTTCCACCTTGCGGACTAGCAATTGTTTGAAACTTTTCACGAGCATCACCTAACATGAGTTTACATGTTGCTAAGGCATAATCTTTTAACCAGATGCCAACGTATGGGTCATTAAACAATGCAAAATCTGGTCTATGATTATACAACCACAGTAAAATTTCTTCTTGACCCCTCGGTCTTTGTAAGATAGTGATCTTCTTATTTGTAGCATTCCATATGAAGTCAATTTCACTACCAAACATTTTGCCTACTAGCTTTTGATAACTTGCAAATGCATAGTATGTTGCCAAGCCGCCCATATTACTGGCACTTAACAAATAAGTGTTTGTATAAGCTAAGTTAAACGGTTCAAAAATTGTGCCGCCGCTGCCGCCACCTGTACGTGAGCCAATACTTCTACGAAAAATTTGTCGAACTTCCATTACTTCTGATGGAAGGATATATTCGTTAACATCTTGTTCTAATATTAAAAATCCATAACTTTCTTCTGTGCTAGCTTGACTTCTTTGACGAAATTTTGCCAATGCACGATCTATAGCAGTATTATAGTGCTTAGGATCTAGTTCTATATCAACCATGCCGTCACCTAGCATGTTTTTAATATAATTAACTACTTCTTGTCTGGTGTTTTCTAGTTCGCTCATACGAATATTTAGCTATAAATACTGTCACTATGCCACGCTTATCACTATACCGCCCGGAAAAAGGCAACGATTTTAAGTTCATTGATCGCGCTATTAATGAGCAATTCCAAGTAGGTGGAACTGATGTACTACTTCACAAGTATTTAGGTCCAGTAAATCCCGACGTTGGAGAATCTACGCCAGGCGTTCCAGTGAATACTAATCCTATTGGAGAGCTAGGGATACAAGATTTAATATTTTTAGAAAATCGTGATAGACATTACGCATCGGATGTGTATACTATTCGAGGCATTTATACAATGCAAGACATTGATTTTAACCTTAGTCAATTTGGATTGTTCTTGCAAAACGACAATATAATGATTACATTTCATTTACAATCGACCGTAGATGCAATAGGTAGAAAATTAATGGCAGGCGATGTATTTGAGCTTCCTCACTTAAAAGACGAATATGCACTGGACGATGCAATGATTGCATTAAAACGATACTATGTTATAACTGAAATTTCTCGGGCGGCAGCTGGTTTCAGTCAAACTTGGTATCCGCACCTGCTACGAGCAAAATGTCAACCGTTAGTTGATAGTCAAGAATTCAAAGAAATTTTAGATGCGCCGGCCGGTGACGGAAACAAAACATTACGTGATGTAATCAGTACCTACAATCAAAGCATCGAAATTAACAAAGCAATTATAGCTCAAGCTGAATTAGATGTTCCGTTGTCGGGATATACTACTGATAATTTATTTACAATTCCATTAAATGCAGACGGTACTGTAGATTATGCCGATACTTCTGAAGAAGATGTAACTACAGATTCTACCGGAATGGATGCAAGTGCTACATTAAACAACCCCGCAAAGAACTTATACGTGGGTTATTTGACAGATGATGCTAAAACTCCAAATGGTGCACCTTATACGTTTGGTACAGAATTTCCAGCTGGGCCTAGTAATGGGGCGTTTCATTTACGTACCGATTATTTTCCTAACAGACTGTTTAGATATGACGGTAGACGTTGGGTAAAATATGAAGACAACGTTAGAATGTCTTTGACAAATTTAGGTACTGCCGAGACCGCTGCAGGCGGTGCTTACGCAGGCTTACCAGCAAGATTAAATCAAAAAAATACATTTGTTAACAATAACACCACTGCTACAATTGCAGGCAAAGTTATTCAAGAAAAACAAGCATTGTCAAAAGCACTTAGACCAAAGGCAGATAATTAATGAGCGATTACTTTTACGACGGTCAGGTAAAACGATATCTGACACAATTTATGAGACTAATGAGCAACTTTAGTTACAAAGATGCTAAAGGTCAATTGGTGCAAATTCCTGTACGGTATGGTGATATGAACAGACAGGTTGCTAATGTATTAAAGAAGAATAGCGAGAACGTTATTCAAAGTGCGCCATTTATTGCTTGCTATATTAAAGATTTACAACATGATCGAAATCGTATGCAAGATCCGTCGTTTGTTAGCAAAATGCAAATTAGAGAACGTGCATTCAACGAAGATACTCAGTCCTATACATCCTTACAAGGATCGGGGTATACAGTAGAAAGGCTAATGCCTACCCCATATGTTGCCACGTTTTCGGCAGATTTGTGGACTACTAGTACTGATCAAAAATTACAAATTTGGGAACAAATTGTTGTATTTTTTAATCCTAGTTTAGAATTGCAAAGCACAGACAATTACATTGATTGGTCTAGTTTAAGTGTTGTGGAACTTACTAACCAAACATTTGAAACTCGCACAGTCCCCCAAGGATTAGAAAATGATATAAGTGTAGCAAGCCTACAATTTACTTGCCCTATCTGGATAAATCCGCCGGCTAAAGTTAAAAAATTAGGTATTATTACAAAAATTATTTCTAATGTTTTTGTAACAGATGCGGTAAACGGAGTTGTTGCAGAAGGAGCATACAAAGATATGTCATTAACAAGTCTGTTTACTGGAGATTTAATGATAGGAAAAACTGTAGTAACACCTGGTAATTTTGGACTAGTGGTATTAAACAATGCTGCTTCTTTAATTCCTATCAAAGAATCAGTTGCAACCGATGAGGTATCTGTTGCCGATATTACTGGAAAACATAATTGGTTTGGAATTTTAGATCTTTATCCTGGAGAATTTAGAGCCGGATTAAGTCAAATTAGACTTAGTCAATCCGATGGATCAGAAATTGTTGCGTATGCTAGTCTTAATCCTCTAGATGATTTTTCAATGAGTTTGAATTTTGACAGCGACACTGTGCCTAGCAATACTATCATTGATACTCGAGGTACAGTCGATGCTATCATTGATCCTCAAAAATTTAACCCAACAAATAAAATTGCCGGAACTCGATACTTAATACTCGACGATATTAATCCTGATGCTAACACGTATCCAGGATACAATGGCGGCACTGCTTGGAAAAATCTTGACTTCTCGGACTTAACAGCGGCAGCTAATGATATTATTGAGTGGGACGGATCTAAGTGGACTGTATTATTCGATAGTACTACCTCAAGAACTTTAACTTATATAACTAATACATTCACTGGTATTCAATATAAATGGAGTAGCGTAGACGGCATATGGCAATGGTCTAAGAGCTACGAAGGCATTTATGATCCAGGAGCATGGCGTATAGTTTTATGAGCACAATAGTTTGTAGTGGTGGGTTATTTTTATCAAAAAAGACAAAAAGATTTCTTTTTTTGCTACGTAATAAAGGCAAAACTGCAGGAACTTGGGGGTTTGTTGGCGGAAAAAAAGAACCATGCGATCAAACGCCGTATGATACATTAACAAGAGAAATACACGAAGAAGTAGGTGTCATTCCTTCTATAGAAAAAATGATTCCACTCGAACAGTATACAAGTCATGATCAAAAATTTAAGTATAACACTTATATTTTAATTGTCGATCATGAATTTATTCCAACATTAAATGACGAGCATGTATCTTACGCCTGGTGTGGATATAATGCATTTCCTAAACCGTTGCACCAGGGTGTAAAATCTAGTCTTAACAATAGATCTATTAAAGGTAAGTTAGAACTTATCCTAGACCTTATCTAATTATAGAAAAGCTGTCAATGTTGACATTACAAACCAAGTATTGTTAGCTCTTAAAATTCTAATATTCTGAACTTCAATTCTGTTAGAGCCTGCGCTCGGTGCAGTACTCCATCGCAATATCTGAATTGCTCCATTAATTTGTACACCGCTTGCATAGTATCCAGTTGTTCCTTGATTAAGCACTAGCCTAATTTGATATTCTCGATTGTCTGTTGTAGGCATATTGGTAAACGATGCAGTAAAGTTTCCTGCAATACCAGAATGATAAAATACTTCGCTTAGTGCAAAATTATGTACTAC